GCAGAAGAATAATGGAACTGGCCTGGCTCTGCGTGGCATTTCTAATATTGACCGGAAGTCCAGGTTGGGCATTTTTATTGGCATTTGTAATATGCGTATGCCTAAATTAACAATAGCCCCGTAAGGGGCTTTTTTATTTGCTTTTTGTTTCTATTGTTGTTATAATACACACATGAATTTAACTACATTCCAATATGTTGAAGACTATATCGAGTATATCTCGGGTTGGCGTGATGCTGGCGGGTTAGTGTTCGCTCAAGAGTCGCCCATTAGCCTGGCACGTTATGATGTAAACATGGTAGAAAGTTTGAGCAATCAATCCAGTTCCAATATTGGCTACACAGATCGGCAAGCCAGCTTGGCCAAGATGTTGGTACTAAAATATGAACGCCAGTTACTAAAGAAAAATATCAGTGTAGCGCCCATTCATGAAAATGCTCAATTTAGATTGCCATTCCGCACAATTGATCGTAGTACACGTCTTTGGATCGAAAACGATGTGCTCAATTTAAGATTCCCCTACAAGGACAACTACATAGAATCCATCAGACAAGTGGCCAAGGAAAGTCGCGGGTTCTTGAAGTTTGACAAACCCAATCGTGTGTGGCAAAGTGCATTGACCGAACACAACTTGACCTGTTTGTACGTGTTTGCCACATCAAATCAATTCAACATTGATCCCGAAGTTGAAGACCTCATGCAGAAAGTGTTGGCCGCTGAATCAGAACCGTATGCCATAGAACTACAAATAGCCGCTTCGGGATTTAGAATCACCAATGCTGAACCGGGCCTGATTGAATACATTGAAACTGTGGCGGGCGGATTTGGTGACGACAACATAGTAAAATTGTTGGACTGGAGTTCGGTGCTGGGCTATACAGTCAATAAAGAAATAGAAAAAATTGTGATCAAGGACAGTGGCATACGATTCTACAGTCTGTGCACCAACAGTGTGTTGAGCCTAAAGAAAAACAACATCAACGAAGATACCATAGGTGAAATTGTTCGCTATGCTCGAGCCACCAATAGATTGCCCTTATACCTGTTTGAACCTGATCTTTCTACTGATTTAATCACTCGATTCAGGCGTCATTTTGATGAGAGCGAAACTGTGGGTCTTGACAGTGCCAATCAAGATATCTTGCCCGAGCATAAATTAATATATACCAACAAGATATACAAGAACCGAGTTGATAGAATACCGTTATTGGTAAGTACATCCACCATGATGTTTGGCGGAGACCGACAGTTGTGGGTACAACAAGCTGAAAAGGTTGTGTACTTGAACAACGAAGTATATAATACCAAGTATAAAGGAAAAACGATTTGCAGGCTCGACTAATAATCAAAGATGAGGTGAATGTAAAAATCGAAGGCTTGGAACTGAGCACACGAAAGCGTCTAGTAGACAAATTCAAATACTCAGATCCCAAGGCTCGTTATACTCCTGCGGTTAGACTGGGACGTTGGGATGGCAAAATTGCGTTCTTTCAGCTGGGCGGTAGCAGCTATATCAATCTGCTACCTGATATCATTCCCATACTGGAAGCCGAAAACTACGACATTGAGGTAATAGATCAACGTCAATACAGTACCACGTTTAACTTTACCCAAATACGAGAAGATACATTTGCGGACAAGACTTGGCCCAAGGGACATCCTAGAGCGGGAGAACCCATCATACTCAGAGATTATCAACCGCAGATTCTCAATAACTTTTTAACCAATCCGCAAAGCATACAGGAAGTGGCCACAGGCGCAGGCAAGACCATAATGACTGCGGCCCTGAGTCGTAGCGTTGAGCCCTATGGACGAAGTATTGTGATAGTGCCCAACAAGAGTCTAGTGACACAGACCGAGGCTGACTATGTAAATCTTGGTCTGGATGTGGGTGTGTATTTTGGCGATAGAAAAGAATACAATCGAACACACACTATTTGTACTTGGCAAAGTCTAAACAACATGTTAAAGATGACCAAGAGCGGTGAAGCCGAAGTTGACATTCGAGACTTTATTGAAGGTGTAGTATGTGTCATGGTAGATGAAGTTCACATGGCCAAGGCCGATGCACTCAAAACTTTGCTCACTGGAGTGTTTGCTCATGTGCCAATTCGTTGGGGCTTGACCGGAACAATTCCCAAAGAGGATTTTGAAAAGATAAGTATATTTTGTAGTCTAGGACTTGTAGTTGGAAAACTGAGTGCTAGTGATCTTCAAGAAGCGGGACATTTGGCCAACTGTCATGTCAACATTGTACAGATGGTGGACTATGTCGAATATAAAGATTACCAACAAGAGCTAAAATACTTATTAGATACACAGGATCGAATACAGTATATCAGCAAGTTTGTTGCTAATGTAAATGAAACTGGTAACACTCTAGTGCTCGTGGATCGAGTTGCAACAGGTAAACTACTGGTAGAACTCTTAGGTGATAAGGCGGTATTTGTAAGTGGAGCAACAAAAGGAACAAAACGACAAGCAGAGTATGACGAAGTGGCAACTGCTACTGACAAGATTATTGTGGCGACTTACGGTGTGGCCGCAGTGGGTATTAATATCCCTCGTATTTTTAATCTGGTTTTGGTGGAACCCGGAAAGAGCTTTGTTAGGGTTATACAAAGCATTGGACGAGGTATTCGAAAAGCAGAAGACAAAGACCACGTAGAGATCTGGGACATAACTTCTACTTGTAAGTTTGCAAAAAGACATTTAACAAAACGCAAGGCTTTTTATCGAGAAGCCAACTACCCATTCACTGTGGAAAAGGTGGAATGGCAAAAATAATTGAAAGACAACATGAGAATACTAACACTTGATAACACAGCTTATCCCATGGATCAAATTCCTGAGGAAATAGATGAGCTACGCTTCTGCGTACTGGACAATAGCGACCCCAAGGAACCCGATTACTTTTATATTCCACTAATATTTTTAGAAAGTTTTAATAGTCCGGCCCTGGTACTACGCATAGGTGAGCATGTGATACGCATGCCAGTGGATTGGCAACTCTTAATTGGCGAACCCGACTTTGGTGACCTAGAAGTTATACCATTAACCAGCATAAACGATCGTGGCTTCAATGTGTTCTGCTTTAATCCCATGAAGAGTTTTAGGCCCGAATTCATGCCAGTAGAAATTGTAGACATCTATCAAGACGTCAAATGGTATTTTCCCAAACTCAAGCCCGGGCAACTGTTGGCCATACCGCTGACCGAAGGTGAAAATCCATTGTGTGCCTATTTTATCAAGGACATCAGTCGCCAAAGCGAAGTGGTTGATTACTCCAAGGTGTGGTAATGGGAACTTTAAGGCCGGGTGCAACCTATGTGTATGAAAAAATAGACGGCACTACCTATGCACGTGAGTTTGGTGCCGATCCCAACACACGCTTTGCAGTGGGACACGACTATGATGCAAGAACCTGTGATGGTAGGCCCACAATAGACCACTTGCGAGAAGACCAAATGTGGGGCAATATTCGTAGACTGGCTCGAACAAATCCCACTTTACAAGCCGAACTTGAACGTGTTATAATGCTATATCACTTGATCCGACAAGAGAACACCACAGTTGAACATCATAGAGTATAAAAATGGCCACCAAGAAACCCGCTAAACCGCGCACACCACCTGACTACAACTCAAAGTTGTATATCGGAAACGAAATGGCTGCATTTGATCGCAAGGATCGTGGCTACTACGACAGTATGACTGCAGAAGAACAAAAAGCATTTAGTCCTTTCTTGATGATACGTTGGGGCAGTAGCGTGACCGGTGATCCTGATCTAGAACGCTACTACTTGACCAATTTAAATGACAACTTGAATCGTAACTTTTTTGACATCAGCACAACCAAGCATAAAAAACTACAGTGGCTGCTGGCCACAACAGTGAGTCCAGACTTGGGCAAACAACATCATCAATGGATCAGTGCAAAGAAAAAAGATAGTGACAACAAAAGTTTGAAGTTCTTGCGTTTGATGTATCCCGAAGCCAAAGAGGACGAGATACGTTTAATGGAACGAATTAATACCAAAGAAGATTTAAAAGAACTGGCACGTAAACATGGTTGGGACGATAGAAGAATCAAAGCCGAGCTATAAATGTCGCTACTGCGAAAAGCCATTTCGCAAAGAAACCACATTAATGGCTCACTTGTGTGAAAACAAACGCCGATGGCAACAGGAAAAAGAAGTAGGAGTACAACTTGGGTTAAAAGCATATCTGCGATTTTATGAAACCACGCAGGGTAGTGCCCGGTTAAAAAATTATGAAACTTTTGTGGCTAGCCCTTATTATAATGCTTTCGTCAAATTTGGACGATACTGCCAATCTATACGGTGTATTAATTTTACTGCTTTCCTTGATTGGCTACTACGCAATAATAAAAAAATAGATTTTTGGTGCCGGGACACAGTTTACGGCGAGTGGCTGGCCGAATATGTGCGACGTGAAGCCACGCAAGACGCACTGGAACGTGCCTTAAAGGAAATGACCGACTATGCAGAAGAACACTCAGATCTTAAAAACGGGTTTAGTGACTATTTTCGATATGCTAACCCTAATCGTGTTTGCTTTCATATCACTACCGGTCGTATTAGTCCTTGGATTATCTATAATTGCACAAGTGGGCTTGAATTCCTTGAATCGCTCAATGGAGAGCAAATGGAAATCATAATGCCCTGGATCAATCCCGACTACTGGGATCAGAAATTTCGTGACTATGTTGCTGATACCGAATGGTGCAAACATGTTTTACAGAAGGCCGGCTTGTGATATAGAACCAATTAAGAACTGAAGAAGAAAAACAAAAAATGAGAGAAGGTTGGGCAAGACGAAAAGCAGAAAGAATAAATGAATCTAAAAATTAAATTCTCTAGTGATATTGACATAGACTTTGCCAATCGTGATGCAGCCTTGAAACTGTTGCCGCATACTGCCGCCAGTATACTACGAGACGGTCGGTTGACCAGACACAACACCGGAATTTATGTTACCGAGATACCACAAGATCCTTTTACAGGACAAGCATCCCTGGATTACAACATTGCCGAGGACTTGGGCTATACAAAATTGGATCTGCTAAATGTATCATTATATACACAGATAAAGAGCGAATCGCATTTGGTTGAACTGATGGCACAGGAGCCGGCCTGGGATAGATTATATGATCAAGAGTTCTGTAGTCAGTTGATTCATATTGGCAATCACTATGATACCTTGATACGTATGCCCGAAGCAGTAAACTCGATACCGCGTATGGCCATGTTTTTGGCAATTATACGTCCAGCTAAACGACATCTAATAGGTCGACCTTGGGCAGAAGTTGCTGAAACTATCTGGGACAAGCCCACAGATGGTAGTTATGGATTCAAAAAAAGTCACGGTGTGGCCTACGCACATCTTGTGTGCGTAAACATGAACTTGTTAAGCAACCTTTCTAACCAAGGTAATTGACTTTCGCTTGCTACGCTTGGTAGCCATTTCTTTTAGGCTCACATAGGGCCCCATCTTGATCTCTACGTCCTTACTGTTCATGGTGCGTAGATAGGGCCTAAACTGCGCCCAATCCTGCTTCAAAAACACATTGATAGGTATCAACCTATTGCTTTCCCACCACCAAGTTTCTCCCAGTTCCAAATAGCTTTTTTTAAGCCCGGGATCTTTGAGTAATCCAAAATCATAAATGGTGGTGATTAGTTCATCAAAATTTTGTATAATACCTATGTACTCGTTGTTCCCGTAGGTCAAAAAAGTAATAAAGGGGTATTCGCCTAGTAGTTGCTTGTAGTGTTCTTCCACAGTATCCGATAAATATGTTAAAGACAATAAAATGATCACTGTCAAAGCATATTTATATCCAAATACAGCCGAGGTTCAAGTTTTTGATCCCAGCATATTTACTACAAGGAACCGAGTTGTGTATAGTCGTCCTATCAAAGTCTATCAAGGCATAGACAATCCCATACAAGTTATCATCCGTAATCAGGATCAAAAAAGTGTTGATCTCAGTGCTTACACTGTAGAGGCAATGGTACAAGATCCCACCAATCAAGTCACTGTGAATGCCTACGCAGTCAGCTTTGCTCAGGGAAATATACAACTGGGACAAGGCAATTTCACACTTGATAACGCCACAATCAGCAGTTTAGAAAATAGATTCTACAAGTTAACTTTTAAACTAACAAAAACCAGCACCAACATATCTAGCCCCTTGTATATCGATGACAACTACGGAGTTCCATTAGATCTAGAAGTGTTGCCAGCATACTATTCTGAGAGTGCACCACCTCCAGAATCTACCACATACACATTTGACGGCGGAACTATCTAATGGCAAACATAAACATTGAAACAATATTACTTAAAAGAGGCAATACTGCCCACTCAAGCACCTATACCGGTCCCTTGGGCGAACTGGTAATAGACACAGATTTACATAACATTAGAGTACAAGATGGAAACATAGCTGGCGGACACTTGCTGACCACAGCTAGTGATTTTGGCAACTTGTCAAGTAATGTGGCCAATTTGACTGCTGTAGTTACATCAATGGAACTGTACGGCAATGCCAACGTGGCTGACTATCTAGCACAGTTTCCAGTCACTGCCATAATTCCTGATGTGATAACCACATCCAACATCTACGGCATTACTGGTAATGGATATAGTGGTGATGTGGGCATGTATAATCATGCCAACACCGGCGGCATCAAGGTTGAAACCACAGGAGCAATTACTGTGCACACACCGGGCGGACTGCTACATCTAAATCAGTACGGAGAATTGGTGCTGGCCGACGTGGCCAATCCCATAGTATATGCCAACGGTCAAAGCATTCTGGCCGGTATCAGCGGTGGAGGTGGGGGCACAGGCAGTACATTAGTTAATGGTAGTTATACTGTATCATTGGGTTCCAATGGTACTTTATCTTTAGCCGGTAACGTCGACTATAAAGTACCGGGACTGGGCGGTAGCGGTCAATTGGGTATTAATAGTTGGTATCCGGTTCACCTAACAGTAAATGATGGCGCCGACCTTCCATTTCAAACTTGGACATTTGGCACCAACGG